GCCCCGCGGCAAGCCGCTCGGCCGCGGTCGCGCCCTTGAGCTTCGTTCCGACCAGTCTTTCGAGTGCGGTCGTGTTGCCAGCCGCGGCCTTCGCCACGACGGAGAAGGCTTGATCGAGGTCGATCCCCATCTTCACCGCGAGGTCGAGCGTCGCCTTGGTCGCCCGCTCGAGCCCTTCGCCGCGGAGCCGGCCGAGCGTGATCAAGAGCGACTGCCCGGCCCGGATCGCGTCGTCGGAGTAACCGGTTTGGCGTTGCAGCGCCTTGGCTTGCGCCTCTAGGCCCGGGAGAACGGCGCGGACCGACTGGCCCGAGCGCGCGATCGAATGCGCGAGCGCGAGGGTTGCGGTCTGCGCCTCGGCCGCGGCGTGGACAGACGCGGTGAGCCCCCGGACGAGCATCTGCCCGATTTGCACCGCGCCGACCGCGCCCGCGACGGCGCCGAGGCCGGTCAGCCCCGCGCGGATCTTCCCGAAGGTCGGTGTCGCGCGGTCGACCGCCTCAATGATGATCGCGGCGCGGCGCGCCATCGGGTTACGTCTCCCGTCCGGCCTCGGCGAGCGCCGCGAGGTCGAAGACAAGCGCGCCCGACGCGGTCATGTCCAGCCCGGCCACCGCATGAGGCCGGATCCCGCAGGCCGTCGACAGCTGCCCGAGCGCGCGCATCAGGTCTCGACGGCGAAGGAAGGGCCCGCGAGCGCGCGATCCTCCTCGATCGCGGCTTCCCGGAGCTGGTGTACGGCCGCGGCGAGGCGTTCGACGTCTGCGGGTAGGATGTCGAGCGCCCAGAGGTAGCCGTCGCGCGGCTCCATCGCGATTCGCGGCTCGATCGCGCCCCAGCACACGGCGAGGAGCGCGAGCCGTGTTTCATCCGCGGTCGAAATCGCGGCCTCCGCGCGATCGCGCTCGGCCTCGGCCTCGCGCAGCGCGTCGAGGTCGCGGTCCTGTTTCGCGCGCCTCGCGGCCCGGCCGGCCTGCTTGACGCGCTCGAGCGCGGGCAGCGCGCCCGTCGCCTCGAGCTCGAAACCGATTCCGGGTGCTTGCACGGTCACGACGGTCCCATCCGATAGCTCGACCGTCTTCTGCTTTCGTGGCATCAGGGCACCGCCGATGCGGCCTGGTCGTTGTTGACCTCAAACGTGATCGGAGTCCCGGTCGCCGTGTGCAATTGCGCCTCGAACTCGTAGGTCGGCTGCGGATAGGCCCGTCCGTCGAGACCCGGGGTCGCCTGCGTGATCCGCGCGTTGTTCAGCTTGATCTTCAGGTACTCCGGCGCCGCTCCCGCGGCCTGGGCGTCGAGCTCGAGCGTCACGTCGGTGTCCGCATCGAACTTCCCGTACTGCAACGCGACATGCGAGAGCAGCTGAAACGAGCCCTTCACCGAGATCACGTCGGCGTCCTTCGGCTTCCGCGCGAGGCCCGCGAGGCCGAGCTTTCGGGGTTCGTCGAGCGGCCAGGTGATCGTCATGCCCCAGGTCGAGGCGTCGACCGCGGCGCCGTCGATCTTCGCCGTACACTCGACCGGCTGCACGAGGTCGAAGTCCTTGTAGGTCGGGGTTCCGACCCCGGCCTCGCGGAGTTCGGACGCGCCGATCAGCTGACAGGCGACCTCCGCGACCTGATCGACCCCGATCTGAAACGCGAGCTCGGTGAGCATGCACCCCAGATACTTCCAGGTCTCGCCGCCGTCGTCCGGGTCGCGTTGGACTTCGCAGGTGAAGGACGATCGCAGGAACGCCGGGGTCGCCGCCGGAATCGTGTGCAGGAACGGCCCGGCGCCCGACGTCGACTTGTCGCCGAGCATGAGCACGGCGAGCGCCGAGATTTCCTGGTAGTTGCACGCCGCGCGAAACGGCCCGCGGATGATCTCACCGAACTTCGAGAGCCGTCGGACACCGACGGACCGGATCGTCGTGATCGGCTGAAGGATCTTCTGCCGGCGAATCTGTTCCGAGAGGACCTCGAGGAACGTCGTCGGCGGCGAGACCTTCGTTCCGTAGGTGCCCTCGACCGCGATGCCGATGTGCTTCTGCGCCATGGTTCAGACCCTCCCGTCTCACCCCGTATCACCCCGAGCCGTATACGTAAGCGTAGCCAACCTCGACCGTGACTCGCGCACGGTGGATCGCCGCGCGGCGGAACTCTGAGCCCTCGAGGAGCTCCCACGCGACCGCGACGACGTTCCGCGCCTTACCGACCGTCACGAGATTCGAGCTCGCGACCTCGAGCACGTTCCGGATGTCCGTGACCGCGCGCTCGAGCGACACGACGTCCCCATCCCGGGCGTACAGATCGAGCTCATACGTCACGACCGAGAGCCCCGCGCGTTGTCCGAGCGCATCGGGATCGGTCGAGCCCGCAACCTCGCGGATCGTCACCGCCGGGGTCGCGAGCGTGTCGGGATCGCGCTCGCCGTCCGAGATTTCGGCGACAGCGAAGGAGTAGTCCGGCGCGCCCGTGATCAGCGCGAGGTCGGCCCGCAGCTGCGCGCGGAGCGTCTCGGTCTTGTACGTCGCGGGCACGACCTACCATCCACCGAGGATCCGGTCCACGATCCCTTCTACCTTCCGCTCGGCCGCGGGCCGGATCTTCGATTCGGCAGGAGCCGCGACCCCGCGGCGCGGGAACCGGCCGTAGCCGAACTCGTGGAACGCGAGGTAGAACCCAGGTCCCGGGATCCCTGCACCGCCGCGCGGACCGACGAACACCTTCCACGAACCCTCCCGGTCGCGGAATCGGACCCGGACCGTGATCGCGCGTCTCGCGGCGCCCGAGAACCGGCCGACACGGGCCGACCGATCGGTGCGGCGCCGCGACGACGGATCGGTCAGCCGCGCCGCGAATTCGGCCTTCATCGCGCGTTGCGCCGTGCGGCCGACCTCGACGAGCGCACGGCGCACGAGCCTCCGGAGCTCGCCCGGCGTCTTCCCCAAAAGCGCCGCGGCGAGCCGGAGCTCCCGGAAGTCGACCCGGACCGTGATCGCGCCCGAGCTCAGTACGACACCATCGGCCATCAGCTGATCCCCGAGTCGAACCGCCAGCGGGCCGCGATGCGCTCCGCGAGCGCGTCCATCTCTGCCGGCGAGATCGGCTGCGTCGCCGCGTCGATCGCGCCGATCGACTCGAGCGCGTCCCCGGTGTCTCGCGTGCGGAACCTGGCGACGACGAGGCGCGTCGCCTCGCCGACGATCGCGCCCGGGAGGACCGCGTACCCCGCGGCATACTCGACCCGGTAGGCCTGGCCGAGATCCCAGAGCCCTCCGTCGACCCGTTCGATCATCGCCGGTCGGTCGGCGAGTTGCGGATCCGCGAGTTCCGCTTGGGAGAATTGAACGAGGCGGTAGAGCCGCGAGTCGAGGAGCGTGTCCGAGACCCCGGTGGGGTAGGACACGGAGTACGACCTCGAGTAGATCGCGTCGAGAGACGTGACGGGCGCCTGCCGGAGCCAAAGTCTCGGCGTCCCGTCCCCGCGGTACGTCTCGGAGTACAGCGCGCCGCCCAGGTGCCGCCCGATCCGCCTCTGGAGCTCCCACGAGACGTCATCGACCAGGTAGCCGAGCACCGCGTCATGCGCGACGTTGCCAGCCGGGATCCCGAGGTACGTCTTGACCCGCTCGACCGTCGTGAGACCGTAGAGCGCAGGCACCGCAGCGACCACGCCTTGCGCATGGGCATCGATCGAGTATTCGACCGCCTGACCGTCCCCGGTCGGGATCGCGGGATTCGTGACCCGGAGGATCCAGATTCCCGCCGAGGTCGGGACGAAAGAGACCAGGTACCAGCCAGACGCCCCGATCTCGGACACGAGCGTGAGGACCGCGGAGGTCGCGCCCGTCGGGTCCGATAGTGTCCGCGTCAGAGCGCCCGACTGACCCGTGACGAGCGTGCCCGCTAGGTTCCGGACCGGATGCCGGACCGCGGCAGAGAATCCGACCGCCGCCTGCGTGCTCACCGCGGCACCCTGCGACGGAGTCGGGATCGGGCGCGAGGCTCAGCCGGCCGGCCGAGGAGCTCGCGCGCGGCGCACTCCGGGCCCGGTTGGTCTTCGACGACAAGGTCGAGGATGCGGAGCGCCCCGGCCGCGGCCCGCCGACGCGCGATGGAGAGATCGACATCGGCCTCTTCTCCCGGCCGCAGGTGTCGCCCGCCGACCGCGGTCTCGCTCAGCGCGATCACGCGCACCATGCGCGGGAACACGCGGGCCGAGCGAGGAGCGCCTGCCTCCTCGAGAGGCGCCCCCGGTTGGCCCACGTGTTCCCGCCCCCCCATCCTTCGATCACGCCGCCATGACGGCGTACTTGACCGAGTTCGCCGCGATCAGGTCGCCGTCGAGCCGCAGGAAGACCAGGAAGCCGACCTGCAGGTACTCGGCGTACCGCTCATCGAGACGAAGCATCGTCGCGTCGAGGACCCGGCGGATCTTGTACCGCGACAGATCGCCCACGAGAAACGCCTTGTTCGTCCCCGTCGGAGCAGGCATTTGGTTGAGGATGTAGTACCGCGCGCCGGCCAAGGTCGGCGGGTTGTTCTCCGCGACCCCTCCGGGATTCCACAGCGGTTGCCCGTTGGAGTCCTTGACCTTCCGGAGATACGCGAGGCCCGAGTCGGACATCGCGAGCCCGAAGCCCGGCGACATCCGGTAGGCCGGATCAATCGAATGGATCAGGTCGATCACGTCCTCCCAGACCGTGGGCGTGCCCAGCGAGAACGCGACCGTGGAGTTCGCCGCCGCGGTCACGATGCCCCGCGGCTTGGCGGTACCGTCGCCGTTGACGAGGTGTTCGGCGGTGATCCGGCCGAGGCGCTCGCCCGCGGCGTTCGCGATCACGGCCTCGAGATCGAGCCCCGAGTCTTGGAGCAACTGACGCTGAACGCGGATGATCTTCGACGAGTACGTGAACGCATCGAAGATCACCCGGCCGAATACCAGGTCCTGGTCCTGGTCGGTCGCCGTGCCTTCGGCCAGGAGCTCGCCGAGCTCTGCCGTGTCGTCCGCGGTCGGCCAGGTCATCGGGGAGCCGGAGGCGGTGCGGATCTGCTCGCACGGCGCGGCGAAGATGCCGTTCCACGCCTTGAGCGCGGCCTCGAGCCGCGCCATGAAGGACGCGGGCACCGAGTACCCGCCGAACGGGGTCCCCGAGGCGTCCGTGCCCATGACGCGGGTCTCGAGGTCTGTTCCGGCGAGGTCCTCGGGCGAGAGCGACCGGAACGTGCGGCTCATGATCCCCCGCTCCTCGGGCTTGAGACCGTGGATCCCGACGCGCATCCATCGACGGAACGCCGCGGTGTGCGCCTTGCGGAACGCCTCGGAGTCCGGGTCCGTGATCGCCGCTTGCTCGGCGCGCGCGCGCGCGCGGCGTTCGTTCTCCGCGGTCTCGACCGCGCGGCGCTCCGCGGCCTCTTGGGACTTCAGCCGCTCGCGCATCGCGACGGCGCGCTCGGCCTCGGCATGGAGATCCTGAAACTGCGTCTCCTCTTCCGCGGTGAGCTCGCGGCCCTCTTTCTCCGCGCGGTCGAGCATCGCCCGCGCCTGCGTCAGACACTGATTCGCCTTCTCGTCGTACCGTCGTGCCTCGATCATCGTTGCCTCATGCCGGCTTGGAGCTCGGAGAGCCGTTGCCGGCGGTAGTACCGGCCGAGGTCCGGGCGAGCCGAGCCACGATCCGAGCCCTCGCGCGCCCGCGCGAGCTCTCGTACCGCAGCCGTCGTGTCCGGATAGGCCGGCATGGTCACGGGCCCGAGCTCATAGACGCGGATCCTGGTAAGCGCGCGGAGGTCGACCTCGGCCGCGCGCGACCAGCGCTGCCCGCCCTCGAGCACGTCGAACGTGAACGAACTCCCGCGGACGTCGCCGCGGCGAACGAGCTCCCGCACGTCGCGACCCGCGGACGTATCGGGGAGCTCGACCTCGTACCGCACGCCCTTGCGATCGACCTCGACCGCGAGCGTGTTGGCCGACCGGCGCCCGAGCAAGAGCTCCGGCCGGTGATTGAACGTCGAGACCAGGTCCGGATCGAAGTCGACCGCACCGCGCTCGACGACCTCGACGAAGCCGCCGAGATCGTCTGACCGCGCGCCAAAGACGATCGCGTAGCCCTCGAGCCGCCCGTCGGGCCGGATCCGGACCTCGGAGCCCTTCGTGAGAACGCGACGCTCCCTCGTTCCCGTCATGCCGCCCCCTCGGCCGCGAGAGCCGCGGCGAATCGGTCGATCGCGAGCCGGGCCCGCTCGGCCGAGTCGAGCTCGGCC